TATGGAGTGGAAACCACCACTTCCACTCCTAAAGTCTGCTAATATAACACATTATGAGTACAACTATCGGAAATCTTGTAGATAGAATTTACAGAGAATATTTAGAACCTAATGATGATATACAATCTTTTACTGTTTTAACAGGAGGTCTTACTGCAAGTTCATCAGATCAAACAGTTGCATACAATGCAGATTTTTTAACAACAGAAGAAGAAGATTCATTAGGCACTGGTGCATTTATAGAAATAAATCAAGAGTTGATGTTAGTAACATCTTTAAATACAGCAGCATCAACAATGGCGGTAAAGAGAGCAGCAAGAGGAACTACACTAGCTGCACATAGCACAAATGACGAAATAAAAGTTAACCCACCATTTCCAAGAAAAGTAGTTTTTGATGCTGTAGTAGATCAAATTAATAATTTATTTCCTACATTGTTTGCAGTAGAGACTGTTAGCGTTACAGCATCAGATGGATATACACTACTTGGAAGCTACGATTCTCCAGGAACAAATAATTATTTAATATCAGTATTAAAATCAATATCACAATACACAGATTTTTCTGCTGGGTCTGACCAAACAGGTATTATATTTCAACCAGTATCTGTAGAACTTATTGAGTTACCAAACCCATTTACATACACAGATGACACTGGTACACAAAGAACAATTACATACACATCAGGACCAAACGCAGTTAAAGCACTACAATTTTATAGTATTCAACAAGGACATACTGTTTATGTTACATTTAAAAAAAAGTTTGTAGAACCTACTGCAGAATCTGACACACTGGCAAATGTAGGTTTAGAGGATGAATACGAATCTATAATTATGGCAGGAGTTGCTGCACAAATGATGTCAGGAAGAGATATACCAGCAGCTACACAAAGTTTTATAACAGAGTCATTACAAGCACAAGCATTTCCAGTAGGTTCTGGCACTAGCATTAGAAATTCTTTGTTACAATATCAACAAATATTAATTACACAAGCAAGGAAATATTTAAGAGCAAAATATCCAGAAGCTGTAGAAATAAATGGTGTTAATCTAGGTGTGCAATAATGCCTAGAGTACCTACAACTGCAGATGTAACTAATCCACACAGAAAAGGTTATGATTTTAGATTAGACAACTTGTTGTTTAGATCAGCAATTAGTCCAGATAGACAACTTGTAATAAGAAGTGCAGAGTTTCCTGGGTCACAAATAGATTTAAAACAAAATCCAGAAGATATAACTACAAACATAGGTCAAATATTTTCACGAAATGATTTTAGTGGTGGACAAGGATTAGATTATGCACATAAAAGAAGCCAAACAGAAAAAGATTTAACAAGATTTTTTGACAGTAAAGGTGTAGATGTATTTCACAGTGATGATGAAAGTGCATACAACATGCATTTGTTGTACACAACACAAGATGAAAATGTTAGAGGCGGAACTACAACATTTGCTGGGTCTAATAACTATTTAGCACAAACAACTAATGGAGATTTATATGTAACAGACCAAGCAGTAATATACAAATCAACAGATGATGGAGACACATGGGGTGCAGTAACTACTGGCTCTGTCACAGTAAATAATAATTTTACAGGTGCTGCCGCAGTAGGAGATCAAGTATATTTTACAACTGCAACAGGAACATCTGCTGGTGAATTAATTTTATACAATGGTTCTACTTGGTCAGAGCTATCACACGATCAAACATCTAATGCATTAACAGGTGTATGGTTTGCAAAGGGTCAATTATTTATATCAGGTGATGATGGTAGTGTTGGATATTTGTGGGCAGTAAACCCTATAGGTAAATCATGGTCATCATCAGATTTAGCAGAAGCAGATGCTGTTGTAACTTTTGAAGATAGTCACACAATATCACAAGTTGTAGATGCAGGTGCAGTTGTATTAGCTGCCTCTACAAGTGGTGATATATTTTCTATAAAAGATGTGTCAGGTTCTATGACTTTGTTTGGACAAACTAACATACCATTTGAAGAAGTACACTCTATTGCTGCTGCAGAAGGAATAGTATTTTTCGGAACAAAAGACAAGTCAGAAGCTGTAGGTAGATTTTATCGTGCAGAGTTAGTAACAGCAGACAATTTATATGTACTAGCTAATAGACAATTAGTAAAAGAATGGAAAATTACAAGTGTAGACACAACACCTAAACACATGTTTGTGACAAGAGATAGTGTGTATTGTGGTATAAAAGAAAGTGGTTCAGAAAGTTTTTTGTGGAGATACTATTTACCAACCGCAGGATTTGCAAGAGATATAAAAATGAGTGCATCTGGTTTTATTACAGGAATTACACAAGCTAATGGTAAGTTTGTAGTCGTAGTTGCAGGTGTAGATGTTTATAGAGAGACTGCATTGTATGAGTCAACAGGTTATGTAATACTTCCTAATGTAGATTTTTTTACATCAGAAGTAAAACAGTGGGTTGGAACAACAGTAGAACATGATGAGATAACAGATAGCAGAAGGGTACAATGTTTTATTTCTACAAGAGAAGCAACAATAGATAATGCTGACAGTAGTAATTGGGAACTTACTAATGATAGCTCTACTGGTTTTGGTGGGCAAGAGTTTCAGATTAACAGAAACGCTAGATACTTAAACTTAAAAATTGTGTTACAAGCTAATGAAGATTATTCTACCTCACCTGTTTTTAGATCTGTATCAGCAAGAGCTTTACCTAGACCACAATTAATAGTTGTTGATATACCTGTAAATATATCTGACCAAGTAGAAAGACCAAACAGAAAAAGAATTGTAGTTAAAAATTTAGGTGAAGCTGTTTATCAAGAGTTAAAACAAAAAGAAGGTGATTCTGTTACACTAGAATTGTACGACCCTTCTGAAACTATTAGAGGAGTTGTTGAAAGTGTTGCATATCCTGTAGTAAATAATGCTAACATAGGTTCTGTAACACAATACTGTACAATAAGAGTAAGAGGTGTTAGAGCAGCAGACATAACATCAGAGTTTACAAATGTATTAGGTATAGGTACATTAGGAGTAGTAAGATTAGGATAATATGACAGCACAAGAAAGTAAATTAGCTAACGCATATGAAAGCACTTTAGTATCTGCGTTAACTGCTGATAGTAGCGGCACTACAATTTCTGTTGACGCAGCACCTACTGATAGTTCAAATACAGCAATTACTGGTTCAGTAGTTATGTATTTAGTTTTAGATCCAGATAGTGATAGTTCAAGAGAGTATGTAAAAGTAACAAACATATCTGGTACGACACTTACAGTTCAAAGAAACATTGACACTGGTGGTGGTGGTTTAAGAACTCATGCTGCTGGTGCAAAGATTAGACAAGTAGCACAAGCACAACACTTTGATGACATCCACGATAGAATAAACACAATAATTAATGAAGATGGTACAGCAGTAGTAACAACAGGTGTCGTAAAAGATGAAGATGACATGGCATCTGATAGTGCTACTCACCTTGCTACACAACAGTCAATTAAAAAATATGTAGATGATACAGTTACTGCACAAGATTTAGATTTTCAAGGAGATAGTGGTGGTGCATTAAATATAGATTTAGATAGTGAATCACTAACTATTGCAGGTGGAACAGGTATTGATACTGTAGGTTCAGGCAACCAAGTACAAATAAATATTGACAGCACAGTAGTCACAGAGAGTTCTACAGACACACTTACTAATAAAACTATTGATGCAGATAATAATACATTATCAAACATAGAAGTTGATAATCTAAAGTCTGGCGTGTTAGATACAGATCTATCAAGTGTAAGCGGTAGTGATGATACTGTTCCATCAGCAAAAGCAACTAAAGCGTATGTTGATGATGTTGCACAAACTACAGAAGAGGTCCAGGATATTGTTGGTGCTATGTTTAGCGGCAACACAGAGACTAGAGTTTCTGTAACTTATGATGACTCTGATGGAACTATTGATGTAGTAGTTGACGACATGACTGCAGACACACAACTTACAACAGAACAGGTGCAGGATATTGTTGGAGGAATGTTAAGTGGTAATACTGAAACAAGAATAGCAGTTTCTTATGATGACTCTGATGGCACAATAGATTTTGTTGTAGATGATATGACCGCAGATACACAACTTACAACAGAGCAGGTTCAAGACATAGTAGGAGCTATGTTTACTGGAAATACAGAAACTAGAATATCTGCAAGTTACGAAGATGGAGATGGCACTATTGACCTTGTTGTTGACGATATGACTGCTAACACACAGTTAACAACAGAGGAAGTACAAGATATTGTTGGAGCTATGTTCACAGGTAACACTGAAACAAACATTACAGTTACCTACGAAGATGGAGATGGAACAATAGACTTAGTAGCTACTGGTAACACTACTGAACAAATACAAGACATAGTCGGTGCTATGTTCACAGGTAATACCGAAACAGGTATAACTGCTACCTATGAAGATGGGGATGGAACTATTGATCTTGTAGTATCAGCATCATCAGATGTTGTAAAAGACGCAGACAATGATACAAAAATACAAGTAGAAGAATCATCTGATGAAGATAAAATTAGATATGATGTTGCAGGTAGCGAAGTTGCTGTGCAAGATAAAGGTGGTGTAGCATTAACAGCAGATGGTGGTATATTTAGACACAGTCAAACACAAAACTCTACTTACACAATAGCTAGTACAGAGGGTGCAGTTGTTGCAGGACCTATATCTATAGGATCAAGTGCTACATTAACAGTAGCTGGTACAATGGTAATATTATGAGTTCGTTAAATGTAAACACAATAGCAGAGTACACATCAGGTAATGGTGTAACTATTGATGGTGTCTTAATCAAAGATGGAAACATAGACTTTATAAGTAGTACTTATACATGTACTGTAAAATACGACACAGACATAACTGAAACAAACTCTTCTAATTATGAAAGCATAAACATTACAGGATACTATTACCAAATTGGTAAGTTATATCATTTTTGGCTACCAACAATTAATAGAACTACAGTTTCATTAAGTGCAGATTTTATTATTGATAATGTTTCATTACCTGCTACAACTTCATCAACCAATAACACAATAAATATTATTCAAGGTTATAACTTGCAGGGTAGATATGCAAGTACTGACTATACCAATGGTTATCCTGCTATAAAAATAACATCAAATTCAACAACTGCCTCTACACAGTTTTATGGAACACAGGGTACTTCTGGTCAAGGAAAATTAAGAGTTTATGGATCTAGTGGAGATTGTAATATATCAGGATGGTTTATAGGAGCATAATGGAATATTTAATATTATCAGAATACAAACACATTAATGAAACTAATTTAGAAACAATGCATAAAAAAGTTTATACACCAGATATGGATGTATCTGGTGAAAGCCAAGATGTCCAAGATTTAGCAGATGAACATTGGACACAGGAAGTAAAAGATGCGTGGGCAGCTAAATTACTAGCTGATTTACCACCAGAGCAGGATGAATAAATGCCAGGTAGTATAAAAATAGATGATGGAAGTGGTAACTATACCATATTAACTAACGCAGGTTCGTTAGGTTCAGACAAGACAATTACTGTTCCTAATGAAACAGGAACTATAGCTTTATCAACACCTGAAATTGACCAATGGCATTTAACTGCTGATAGATTTAACAGTAATGCTGTTATAACAGCTAACTTATCAAGATTTACAGCAGGTATTGCAGCAGGATATTCAGGTACAGGTATGACAGAAAGCTCTGGTATATTTTCATTTCCAAGCACAGGTATATGGTCTGTAAGGGCTATGATAACTATGCAATCTCATGAGGACCATAGTCAAGGTGTTTATATTATAGGTACTGATGACAATTTTTCTAGTGAAACAACACTAGCTAACATCCATGTTGCACACAGAGCAACATCTACAGGTGCTGAAGTTAGAAATGGTTATGGAGAGGTTGTAGTGGATATAACAGATACAAGTAATCGTAAAATAAAATTTCAAGTTTTTGGTCAAAATGATGGAGATGATGTTTTGACTGGTAGCAGTAGTAGAATGGTTACTGGATTTACATTTCACAGATTAGGAGATACATAATGGCAAGTGAAATAAAAGTAGATACAATATCAGAAAAGACTTCTGCTAATGGTGTAACTATTGATGGTGCTTTAATTAAAGATGGAGATGTTGCAGGTTTATTAAAATCTGCACAAACATTTAGATTAACAGCAGGAATAAGTGGTGCAACAGACGCTGTTATAACTTCTAATTGGGAAGTGCCTGATACAGAAAATCAAGGAAACAAAGGAAGCATAGTATCTGAAAGTTCAGGTGTTTTTACTTTTTCAGAAACAGGATTTTATTTAATTTTAGCACAAGGTTCTTCTACAACTAATACATCAGGAAATGTTACTATTGAAACACACATTACTAATGATAATTCTACTTACACAATGGTTGCAGAAGCTAGAACTCACAACAGTAACCAAAATGATACTACTTTTAGTCATACAATAATTGATGTAACTAATACTTCTAATGATAAAGTAAAATTTTTTGCTGATGTTGACCAGTCTGATTGCGAATTGCGTGGTAGCACAACAGCAAATCTTACTTGTGTAAGTTTTATAAAATTAGGAGAAACATAATGGCAATAGAATTAATTGATGTAATGAAATATTTTAATCAAGGAAAAGGTCAATGGTGGGGTTGGAAAGATACTGCTAATGGCGAAGTATATTCTAATTTAAAATTATTAGATGATACAGTTACTATGCCAACAGAAGAAGAAGTCAATGCAAAGATTGCAGAAATGCAAGTTATTGAAGATAGAAAACTTGCGTATGGTTCTATTGCTGACCAACTTGATATGCAGTATTGGGATAGTGTTAATGGAACTACTACTTGGAAAGACCACATAGCACAGGTTAAAGCTGACAATCCAAAACCTTAATGGTAAAATCCAAATATGGATTTACTCATATATATATTTTTGTTTGTTTTAGTTATAGAAAACTATGGCAATTTGTATAAATTTTTAACAGGCAAATCTAATAAACAACCATATTATTACAAGAAAAAAGATCCATGGAACTGGCAAGATGATTGGGATAAAGATGACATCTTATAATGGTAATGGTTTTACACAGAAAGAAATGTTGAATTTGATATTAGAAGGACAACAAGATATTAATAAACGCATAGATGAATTACATGAAAAGGTTAATCAAAAAATTTCAAGACAAGAGTTATCAGGTTGGTTAGTTGCAATCTCGGCACTGGTGGTGTTAATCAATAATTTAATGTAATGCTTCGTATATTACTTGCATTATTTTTATTAATACCGCTACCAGTAATAGCTGATAATACTACAACAACTATTACAGAATCATTTGACGAAAATGGTTGGACCTCTGTTATATCATACGATAGTGGCGGTGCAGAAAACTCTGTAACTAATCTTTATGATGGCACTTATTTATGTGATGGTTATTGTTTGGAGTACAATCGTAATTCTGGTAGTGGATTTATTCTTAGATTATGGTGGGATAGAACAGACATAGAAACATTTGCTGTTGACCTTAGTGGTTTAAACAATGACTGGGATGTAAAATATATATACACAGATGACACAGATAGTGGTTGGATAGTAAACACTTTTACTCCTAATCAACCAGAAGAAAATCCTGCTTGGGAAGATAATGAATATAGTTATACAGAAACATCTGGAAAATTTATTAAAGAAGTTAATTTAAATTTTTATTCTGACTACATGGGTTTAGACAATATATCTATAACATATACTAATCCACCACCTACAACAACTACAACTACAACAACCACTACAACTACTACTACTACCACCACTACTACACTTCCTCCTACAGAAGAAGAATTAAATTATGCAGAGACTGGTATATATGAAACAAACGAAGAGAGATCTACAAGAGAAGAGAACGAAAGGTATGTTGCTGCACAAAATTGGGAAAGAGACAGAAACCAAGAAGAGACAGGGATATGGGAGTTAGATTCTGAAAGAAGAGAAAGGGAAGCAGCAGAGGCAGAAGCAGCAGCTACATTAGAAAGAGATAGACAGAGAGAAAAAAATGAAGAGCTGTATGGTTGTTACATTACTGACGCACAAATAGAGCGTGGAGATTGTGATATACCTGAAGAAGAACCTGAAGAAGAAGTTATAATAGTGGATGATGAACAACCAGATACCGAAGAAGAGCTTTATGATGATGATGATGTGGTACTTGAGGTGGTCATTGAAGATGAAGTGGAGGAACTGGAACTTAATGAAGAAGAAGATATTAGTGAAGAGGAAATTAAGATTGATGTCAAGGAGCTGGAAGAAGAGTATGAGTTTGAAGAAGAAATAATTATATTAGATGATATACCAGAAGATATAATTATTGTAATAGAGGAGGATATAGAAGATGACATTATTATTGTGGTGGAAGATGAAGAAGTTGTTGAAGAAATTTTGGATGAGCCAATACAGGAAGATGTTGAGAAAGAACCTGTAGAACTTACTGAAGAAGAAGTAGCTGTTGAGGTAGCCGAAGTAGAAGAAGTTATTGAAACTATTGTTGTTGAAGAAGCTACTACAGAAGAAGTTATAGAAGTTATAGAACAAGTTAATGATGTTGGTGTACAAAACTTAGATAAGGCAACAGAAGAAGTACAAGAAGTTGTACAAGAAATAGTTGAGGAGGCAATAGAGAATGTTGAAGATCTTACACAGGAGCAAGTTGAGGTTGTTGCTGAAGTATTACAAGTTGAAGTTGAAGATGTTGCTATCGTTGCAGAAGCAATTAAATCAGATGAAGTAGTTGCTGAAGCAGTAGAAGAATATGTAGACAGAGCTGTAGAAAATGCAGATGTAGAAAACTACACACTTGCTGATGTTGTTACAGAGGTACAGTACGAAGCATTTTTAGAAAATCCAATAGAAGTTTTTATAGATGTAGATATACAAGATATAAACCTTGCAACTATTGGTGATGACATGACACAGGATCAAAGAGAAAAAGCACAAGAAGTTGTAGTGCCAGTTATTTTGACTAGAATAGTTAGTATTGCAGCATTTGTGATGAGAAAAACATTATGATAAAAAAAATTTGGAATTGGTTTATAGAAATAGTTAAGGAAACATTGAATTTATCCTGGACTTTAGTTGGTTTAGTTATTGCTACACTTACACTTACTGGGTCAGCACAACAAATAACAGGTTTAGCGACTATAATTACATTAGGTATTTGGTTACTTACGATTGGATTTAGAAAATGATATGTGGATTATGTTCAGGGAGTTGTGCTACCTGTCCATTAGGAAAAGGACTATTAAATGAAATTACAAGTAGTTAGACATCAGTTTGGAACTGATGCAACATGTGGAATCCTGTATATTGATGGATCATTTGAGTGCTATACATTGGAGGACCAGTATCAAGCAGTAAAAGTAATGCACGAAACTTGTATTGATGATGGTGAATACGAAATAAAATTTAAAAAATGGGGTGGCTTTCACAAAAAATACAAAGAGCGTTATGGTGGAGATCATTATGGTATGTTGCATGTACAAAATGTGCCAAACTTTTCGGACATACTTATCCACACTGGCAATACAGATGAACATACATCAGGTTGTTTGTTGCTAGGTGAAACTCAGCAAGACTTAGACATGGGTAAAGATGGATTTATTGGTTCAAGTAAGAACGCATACCTAAAAGCATATAAGAAGATAGCTAAAGAGTTATTAATAGGTACAAAAGTTACTATAGAATATACAACTATTACTAAGTTATTAGAAAAACCATTAGATAAATCGTCACAGGCGGATGTTACCATAAGTAAAGATGTAATGGAGAAACTTGAAGAAATTAATGGTAATGTAATAACAACACAAGCCATGATGAGAGGTAGAATAATTAGATAATGTTTGAGAAATCAAAAAGAGCAAGAAACCAAGAGGGTAAGTTTAAGAAAAACTTATGGTGGACTCCTTGGAATGACGCATGGAGTTACAAGATGAGTGAAGATCTTAAAGATATGCTTGAGCGAACCTTTTGGACATTCGTAGAAGCATTTCTTGGAGCGTTAGTTGTTGCACCATTAGTATCTGTTGATGCTGATACTGTGCAACTTGCTGCCTTAGCAGGTGGCGGTGCTGCATTAGCAGTAGTTAAGACTTACGCAAAAAAACAAATATCCAATTAGGATAATACAACAGGGCAAGGGAGGTTAATATGCCTGATATACCTGAAGAATGGGGTAATAACTTCTACAAATCTGGATGGAAACCAGGAGTAGATGTCAACGACCAGACAGGACAGGGTGAAATTACACATGTGGGAACTGACCCAAACTATACAAATAAGTTTGACCAGATTTTGCGTGATTGGGGATATGACCCAGAACACTACGAAATAGAAGGTACAGTAAGGTCAAGTTCATGGTCTGTACAATTAAAAGGAGGTCGCACAGAGACCTTCTTTGCATTTAAAGGACTTGTTAAAAAGAAAAGTCCAAGCCATGATAAATATTTTAATGAACTTTTTAAAAGAGCATCAAAGAAACCACCAGTCGTATCTAAATACAAACAAGGAGACACAGCATTCATGTGGTTTATGAGTGATTGGCAACTTGGAAAAAAAGATTATGGAGTTGAGAACACTATTAACAGATACGATAGAGCATTACAAGATGGTATAAACAGAATTAAAGATCTTCGTAAGCTAGGTGTAGAGATAGATGAAATATATATGGTTGGGTTAGGTGACTTAACTGAAAATTGTACACCGCATTTTTATGAATCACAACCTCACAATGTAGAGCTTACTTTAATTGAACAGTATGCATTGGCTAGGTCAATGATTATGAAAACTATAGATACATTCTTACCACTTGCACCTAAACTTGTATTGGCAGGTGTGCCTGGTAATCATGGTGAAATGTCTAGGACCAGTAAAGGTCAAGTATCTACAAATAGATTAGACAACAGTGACACAATGCACTTGCAAATATGTCAAGAGATTATGTCTGCTAACCCAGAAAGGTATGGAAAAGTAGAAGTAAACATTCCTCCTGGCTTCCATCAAACAATGATGATAAAAGGTAAGACTATTAGTTTTACCCATGGTCATATGAGTGGTGGCAGTGGGAATCCAGAAAACAAAATAGAAAAATGGTGGAAGGGTCAGATGTATGGATGGTTGCCGCCAGGTGATAGTGAGATACTTGTGACTGCACATTACCACCATCTTCGTATGAAACAACAAGGTGATAGGACTTGGTTTCAAGCACCATCTATTGATAAGAGTATAGATTTTACAGAACGCACTGGCTTGTGGAG